AAATTATGACAGCAACGAAGAAGACGACGACTAAAACTAAAAAACCTAGAACAGTCACCGTTAAAAAACCTGCAAGCCTTGATTTGCCAAGAAATCCTTTTATCTTTGAGATATTAGATTTAACATCAAAACAAAGGACTAAAGCAAAAAAAATTGAAGTTTTAAAAAAATATGAAGATCCATCATTGAAAGCGATTTTTATTTGGAATTTTGATGAGAGTGCGATAAGTATTCTTCCAGAAGGACAAGTTCCTTATTCTGGTTTTGATGAACAGAACACATATACTGGTGGATTAACAGCTAAGATCACCGAAGAAATTAGATCTATGCATACAAAAGGAAGTTTTTCTTTAGGTATCAGTGATGATCAAGGACATACAACTATTCGGAGGGAGTTTAAACATTTTTATCACTTCTTAAAAGGTGGTAGCACCATGAATAATCTTCGCAGAGAATCAATGTTTATTAACATTTTAGAGGGATTGCATCCACTGGAAGCAGAGATAGTTATTCTTTGTAAGGATAAAGAATTACAAACTAAGTATAAGATAACGAAAGAAATTGTTGCCGAGGCTTATCCTGATATTCAATGGGGAGGTAGGTCATAGTGGCAGAACAATTTTCTTGGACACCAAGGGAAAAAGAGGAATCTAAAGAAAAATATGGATGCGAAATCTTAGTTGAGAGAGCAAAAAAAGATCAACTTAATAGCACTCAGTTTCCTTCAGACTCTTACATTGTAGAATATAAAGTGAAAGATGAAACTTTTCATGATTTAACTAGAGGAACTCAGGTCACACTGTTTGATATGTATTATGATAAATTTAAATCACAGTTAATATCAATTAATTATGGTAAAGGTAACATCAAACCTGCGTTGTGGTTGTATAGAAAACCAAAGGAAAAGAAAAAGAGAAGATAAATCCAAAAATAGGGCAAAAAAAATTCGGCAAAATTTTTGAACCCTTAAGATTTTCTAAAAATGTAACAGAAATTACAAAACTGCTTGCATATATACTATGAATGTGTTAGTATTAACACAACGTTCACCCCAGTAGGGGCGCAAGTAAGCCGACTCGGAACGGGTTCGTTCATCCTTATGTATCAACTTCTTCTTAGTTTAATAGTGATTGGAGCACCACTTGATTGTGAGCAAGCTGCTGAACTAATAGACTCTGCAAGAAATAACCCTGATAAATCTGAGCAATTGGAAATAACAAGGGTTGTGGTAGCACATACTGATCCTATGTGCTTTAAATCTAAGGACGCAAAAGCCGACTGAAGGAACGGGAACACGGATCCCTCGCAAGAGGTAAAGGTGCAAAGTCCAATTACTTTAGGAGAAACCAAATGGCACAAGTCACATACAGAGGTGTGGATTACGACACCAAAGAGTACAATGCAAAGGTGCTCGCAGAAGCTGCAAAGAGGCAGCGCCATGATCTTATGTATCGTGGTCTAAAAGTTACTAAAAAAGTAGCTGGGGGTGTGTAATGTTGGTCACTGTAGAAATCCTCGCCGCAAGCGTAGTATTTCTTACGATCATCTACGCTGAAGCAAGACTCTTGTATAGCAAGAGTTAAAATAAGGGGGGTTGCGACCCCTCTTTTTTTATGCTATCATAAATAAAATGAAAATCTCATGAACAAAGAAAATCTTAAAGTTCTTATTAGTGACTTAGAACGTGCAGTATCTGAGTTAAAGGCAGAGGTTTATTCTGATAGAGAATCTTATTTGTCTTACGAGGATTATAAGAAACTCGATGAAAAAGATTTAAATTATGGTCACATTTTTGAGGATGATGAATGAGAGCAAAACAAGTGTTGAGTGACTTAAAAAAAGCATTACAACAGGATTATTTGTATGATGCTGAAGAACTTAAGTTCATGAAAGAACAATTATTAGTTTTAGAGGAAGAAGTGCAAAAAAATAAAAAGAGAAAACCACAAGGGTTTGGGAAATGACAGTCAATTTAATAAGTGTCACTCCAGACGCTGAAAAAACAATGGCACATATTGCCAGAGTTTCTAATCCAGATAATCAAGATAATCCAAACTATGCAGGATTATTGAAGTATTGTATTAAGCATAATCACTGGTCTGTGTTTGAGCAATCAACAATGACACTTGAAATAGAAACAACTCGTGCAATCGCAGCACAAATTCTAAGGCATCGTAGTTTTACTTTCCAAGAATTTTCACAGAGATATGCAAAGAGTAATCAGTTAGGTGAAATAGAATTGCCAGAACTCAGGAGACAAGATACAAAAAATCGTCAGAATAGTATAGATGATTTAGATTCAAAGGTTGTTGATAAATTAAATCGTCAGATGATTACTTTGTTTAGTTCTTCACAAGCATTGTATAATCAGATGATTGAAGAAGGAGTGGCAAAAGAATGTGCTCGTATGGTATTACCACTTTGTACTCCTACAAAGATCTACATGACAGGTTCTTGTCGTTCTTGGATTCATTACATCAATCTAAGATCAGCACACGGAACACAAAAAGAACATATGATTATTGCAGAGGAGTGTCGTGAGGTGTTTACCGAACAATTTCCTACTGTTTCTGAGGCTCTTGATTGGGTCTAAATAACTTTACAATACTTTATAATTATGGCTACATATCCTGTTGTTAATACAAAAACTGGTGAACAAAAAGAAGTTGTGATGAGTGTTATGGATTGGGATAAATGGAAAGAAGATAATCCAGATTGGAGTAGAGATTATTCTGATCCTTCAACAGTTCCTGGTGTTGGTGAAGTTGGAGATTGGCAAGATAAATTAAATAAAAAACATCCTAGTTGGAAAGAAGTAATTAAAAAATCAGAAAAATCCGCTGGTATTCAAGGTAGATTAGCAAGAAGAGGTATTACATAACATGCCAAGAAGGAAAAGAGGATCTAATTCCGAACAACCAATTGGTGTTGGCATGACTGCCAAACAAATGAAAAGAAAAAAACCTGTCAATAATGGATACCTTATTGATATCGAACCATTGTCAGATAATCAAAAAAGATTATTTGATTCATACGAAGATGAGAAAAACATCGTGGCATATGGATGTGCAGGGACAGGTAAAACATTTGTCACATTGTATAAAGCACTCTCTGATGTTTTAGACGAGACTAAACCATATGAAAAGATATATCTAGTCAGATCATTAGTGTCTACAAGGGAAATTGGATTTTTGCCTGGTGATCATGAAGATAAAGCAGACATTTATCAAATACCATACAAGAATATGGTCAAGTATATGTTTCAGATGCCCTCTGATGCAGACTTTGAGATGCTCTATGGTAATCTAAAGGCACAGGAAACAATTAAGTTTTGGAGTACATCTTTCATTCGTGGAACTACATTAGATAATGCCATCATTATTGTTGATGAGTTTCAGAATTTAAACTTCCATGAACTTGATAGTATCATCACTCGTGTGGGTGAAAATACAAAAATATGTTTCTGTGGTGATGCAAGTCAAACTGACTTGGTAAAAACAAATGATAAGAATGGTATCGTAAATTTTATGAACATCTTGCGTAAAATGCCATCATTTGATATAATAGAGTTTGATATCAATGACATCGTTCGTTCTGGACTTGTCAAAGAATATCTTTTGTCGAAACTAGAGATAAATTTTGATGTTTAATCATATAGACTTAGATCTTAAACCAATTGCAAGAGAGACAATTGATGGTGTAAGGTATTACAAAATTCCTGATGAAGAAGAACCACTTAGGTTGGTTTCGATAACATCCATCACCAGTCACTTTAACAAACAAATCTTTCTTGATTGGAGAAAGAGAGTTGGAAATGAGGAAGCAGACCGTATAACTAAAGCTGCCACGACTCGTGGAACAGATATGCACACACTCACTGAGTATTATCTGAAGAACGAAAAGTTACCAAAGGTTCCTCCAATATCTGATTTTCTGTTTAAGATATCTAAGAAAGAATTAAATCGTATCGATAAGATTCACTCTCTAGAAGGTGCCCTATATAGTAAACAACTAGGAATTGCTGGAACTGTCGATTGTATTGCGGAACATGATGGTGAGTTAGCAATAATAGATTTTAAGACATCTAAGAAACCTAAACCACGAGAGTGGATTGAACATTATTTTGTTCAGGCTATGGGGTATGGTTGTATGCTGTATGAGATGAAAAATATAGCAGTAAAAAAATTAGTCATTATAATGGCATGTGAAAATGGAGAATGCGTTGTTTATGAAGAAACTGACAAAACCAAGTATATCAGACTTCTTGGTAGATACATCGACAAATTTGTCAAAGACAAACTGGAGTTTTATGGAACCAAACAAAGAACTTGAAAAAGCAATAGAGAGTAAGTTTCTAACTCCTACGAAGTTTTCGATGGAGATAGAGAAGATAGTCGCCGAAGAAAAATTGAATTACATAGATGCGATATGTCAGTATTGTGAAATGAATGACATAGAGATACAGTCTGTGACGAAACTTATTACAAAACCTCTTAAAGAAAGGTTGAAATATGATGCAATTCAGTTAAACTTTATGAAGAAGACTTCTCGTGCTAAACTACCTTTATAATGAAAAAATCTGAACTAATACACTGGAGACTCCAAGCTATGTTAAGAGAACATAGTTTTCCAGACCTAGCATACTTGGGTGTGAGACCTGACAGCATTGGAATACCACAACATTGGTATTCAATTGATGGGAATGAGGTTCCCGTTGACTCAATTACAGAATTAGAAAGTGAAGAAGTTGATGAAAGTGACACCATTTGAAACCTACCAGACATATCTCTCAATGAAGAGTCATTTCACAAATAAAAGATATGATTTTTTTAAGTATGGAGGTAAGTCAAGAGCAACAATGACATCCTTTAATAAGAGAAAGGACAAGTATTGGTTTGAAAAAACATCTAGAAAATACTCAGACCAAGAGATCACAGACTTTTTATTGGCAAATTTTGTAACCACAAACACACCACAAAACTTATGGATTGGAGAAATTATAAATTCTGGAGAAAGAACATACGCAGACTGGATGAGACGACAGCAGAGTTTGACTTACTTATTCAAAGAACAATCAAAAAAATTACTATCGGAAAAAGAATTAGAAGAAGTATTCAATTGTTCGAAAGGTCATCCACCGATACTCAAAAAGTATCTAGGAGGAGAGATAAGTTTAGAAACCTTAGTTATCTTCGAAAAAATCTTTTCTTTTGGGAAAAAATTTAATCGTAAACTTAAAGATCCAGTGTGGGAAACCGTCAGCATGAAAATAAAAAAGTATGTTCCCTTCCTAAATATTAATGTGTTCCAATACAAAAAAATTTTAAGAGAGATTGTTAATGAGTAACTTTTTTGATTCAGAAATCATTCAAGAAGAACTTGAAGAGATTAATCAACTTCAAAAAGAATTATATGGTAATATAATGCAATTTCCTACAATGGATCGTATTGAACAAATAGAACACATTGAATTGTTAACAGAATTGTTAGATAAACAGAAAGTTATGTATACTCGACTGTCACTATCTGATGATCCTGAAGCTATAAAATTAAAAGATTATTTGATTAAATCAATTCCTTTAATGGGATTCCCCAAAGGAACTGATATGAATTTGCTCTTTGATGGTATGAGAGAAACAATCTCAAAACTTAAAGACAGAATTGACAAATCATAATTAATCTATTATAATCTAAACATCCAACGAAATCTAATTTAATCCGAGGTATCCAAATGTCATTTGCTAATCTTAAAAAGCAATCAAAACTAGGTTCTTTAACTGCAAAGTTAGTTAAGGAAGTCGAAAAACTAAACACTAACGGAGCATCAGGTGATGACCGTTTGTGGAAACTGGAAGTAGATAAATCAGGTAACGGATATGCCGTTATTCGATTCTTACCAGCACCAGATGGTGAAGACTTACCGTTTGTAAAACTGTATAGTCATGCATTCCAAGGTCCTGGTGGATGGTATATTGAAAACTCTCTCACTACACTTGGTCAGAAAGATCCCGTATCAGAGTATAACTCTCAGTTATGGAACAATGGAACAGATGCAGGTAAGGATGCTGCTCGTAAACAGAAACGTAAACTTACATACATCAGCAACATTTATGTTGTAAAAGATCCTGCCAATCCTGAGAACGAAGGAAAGGTATTTTTATATAAGTATGGTAAAAAAATCTTTGATAAACTCACAGCAGCAATGCAACCTGAGTTCGAAGATGAGGAAGCAATCGATCCATTTGATTTCTGGCAAGGTGCAAACTTCAAGTTAAAAGCAAAGAATGTAGCAGGATACAGAAACTATGATAGTTCTGAGTTCACTACTGTCACTCCTTTGCTTGATGATGATGACGCACTTGAATCTGTTTGGAAGAAAGAAAACTCTCTTAAAGAGTTTGTCGATGCCGATCAGTTCAAATCATATGATGACTTGAAAAAACGTTTAGAGTATGTGCTTGGTAGTAAGAGACCAACTAGTGTAATAGAGGAGGAAGATACTGATCGTGGTGCTGCTGAAGAGTTAGTTACTGCTGCCGTGTCTACAACACCATCATCTGTAAACGAAGATGATGATGATGCTCTTTCATACTTTCAGAAACTTGCAGAGGAATAATTAATTTGTAACTCTAGTATTTTCTGTTTTTGCCAATTTATCGTTTACAAATTGAGATGATCTCTTATAGATCATCTCATTTCTTATGTCATTTAAAAATTGTTGTAAATATTCTGATCGAAGAACATCAATATTTCTTTTTTCTTCATTTAAAATACTTTCATATTCATAATATGTTACCCCTCTAACAGGATTTAATTCTGCATTTATATTTTCTGGATTTGGTATTTTAAAATTATCATCTACCACTTTTCCTTTTGGTAAAATAACAATTCCACGATTGTTTTTGACTTCGGTTGTTTCATGATGCCTGACTTCATTAATTTTTGTTAAACCATACTTTGATACTGTGAAGTCATATAATTCCTTACTTGATAGTGGCCATTCATCACGAACATTTACAATATTTGCTGTGATTAAAACTACCCAATCAAAACTAGATTTTCCATAAAGTTCTTTCGCAACGTTGTCTGGTCTATCTCCATCATTAATTTCATATTTGTTGAAAACACTAAAAATATTTTTTAGATCATCACGTATTTTCATCCTACGAAATATATTTTTTGCAGTAATATAACTCTCACTCGAAATCCGATTTGAGTATGGTGATTGATATTGTAAATTTGGTAGTTCTCTGAAGTATCCCATTAGAATCCTGTACCCTCCAGACCTTCTTCTACATCATAATCTTCAGAGTAGATTGGATTCAACTCTTGGAATGTAAGATCGATTTTTGTATGAACGGGTGCGGTATTGTCATAAGTGGCATATGTTCCTGCACCAGTATAATTGACTCCAATATTTAAGAGTGCCATTGGTTTAAATTTATGTAAAAACTGATGATTTTTTGCACCAGTTTTGTAAGTTAGTTGAAATACATCTGGTGATTTTATAAAGAGTCCACTACTATTACTTTCACCAGTTGAACTATTTTTTGCATTTAAACTTTTTTTGAAAGCACGAATGATTTTTTTGATTACAATACTTTCATTTTCATCTCTGGGTGCAAAATCAAAACTAAAACTAAACTGTCTTAACTGAACTCCACCAAATAATAATTCCATATTTGGATTTAATATTGCTCCAGTTTGTCTTGCAAGAATACCTGCAGCACTAGTATTACCACCTAAAGCATTAACTGCCATTGATGCAAAAATTGAGTTTATTGCACTTTTAGTCATGTTATCACTTGTTAAACTTCCAACAGATTCTTTTGTCCCAGATGCTAACTCCTTAAGAGCCTCCATCCCTCCACCTGCGTTAATAACATTATTAGCAATTCCAATACCAGTAGCGGCAAGTCCATTCAGACTATCCTCACCCCATGTTACACCATTTGAATCGGTGATTGATTCTGGAATAGGAAGAAAAATTGTACCTAATATAATTTCGTTATTTTTTAAGGATTCTGAACTTGTTTGTAGTCGGAGAGCTTGACCACTATTACTTTGTTCAAATCCTGGTGGTTGATATTCAAGAACCTTTATCTCAAGGTAATCACTATCACTTTCTAATCTTGCCACGGGATATCTAAGTGATTTAAATTTTCTATCTCTTGATACTCTTCCTGCTTTATCAGATTTAGCTGCTCTAAGCACCCTCTCTCTGGAAGGAAATTTTTTTTCCTCTGCGAATATTTTATTTGCGTTTGCTTGTAAAGTAGAATCTTCGTAAAAATTGGGCATTTATATCTTTTTTTAACTATTTAGCTGCATTTTTCCAAATGGCAGTTCTCTTACATCAGATAACTCATATGAGTTGACTTCATATAGTTGTCCAACCAGTTCATTGTATGTATAATTACGATATTGACCCACATGAAGATTGATGCCACGAAAACCCCATTCAAATACATCGGTCACTGCGACTAATGGATTCGAATCATATTGAATGTTGGGAGTTTTGGCACTGTAAACAAATACATAATATCTTCCGACACTTGGAGATGATGTTGCTGTTGTACTTAAATTATCCATCAACTCAATCATGATATCATCAGCTTCCTCTGTGCCAATGAGACCATACACTACAGATCTCACACGATTTTCTTTATCATCGGTGGGATAACTATTCATTTCTTGATTCCTAATTCATCTTCGGTTAATACTTTAAACTCCCACATTCGATCCTTACAAAACTCC